TGGGCGACAACCGACCCCGGTGTTACCCGGGTGGTGTGCGATCCACTTGCTGTGTGGAGAGTTGAATAATGTCAGGTGGCGTCAGCAAACTCGCTCAGGTAGTCGTCGGCGCTATCGTGGGTGGCGTTCAGGGTGGCCCATGGGGTGCCGTAATTGGTGCTGGCCTGGCCTTCTACGCTGCCGAGCAGCAGGAAAAGCTCAACACCAAATCGCCGATGCGCGAGAACGAGCCTTCGGCGCAGACCGTCCGCTCGTCAAAGGCGCCCGCGCGCTTCATCCTCGGCCGTGTCAGCACCGGCGGCGTGTTGGTCTGGGCGCAGGAGCAGGCCGGCGACCAAACAGATGGCGAGTGGCTGCACTTGGTTTACGTCCTCTGCGAAGGGCCGGTCGACGCCCTGGAGAACATCTACCTGGGCGAGGAGGAGATAGCCACCTACGGCGAGCACGCCTCCTATGAGCTGATCGTCAATCCGACTCAGGTGAACGCCTTCCTCAAGGCCAACTGCCCGGATTGGAAGGACGAGCAGATCGGCCGCGGCCTGTCGTTCGTGCGCCTGTCGCTCAAGTACAGCGCCGAGAAGTTCCCGTCCGGCATCCCTGACGCGCGCTTCATCGTGCGCGGGCGCAACGACATCTACGACCCGCGCACCGGCATGGCCGTGTACACGGAAAACACCGCGCTGCACATCCTCTGGTTCCTGCGTAACCGCTGCGGCGTGCCGGACGACGAGATCGTGTTCGAGACCTTCGCCAGCGGCGCTAACGTCTGCGATGAATCAGTCGGCAACCCTGACGACACCACCAGCCCGCGCTATCGCAGCAGCTGCGTGATCGGCGCCGACGAGCAGCGCACTAGCGTGCTGCAGAAGCTCGAGGCTGCGTGCGGCGGCCGAACCATCCGTGTCGGTGGGCGCTGGATGTTCCAGGCTGGGGCCTATTACGGCCCCTTTGACTTCGAAGTCACCGAGGACATGGTGGTCGGCACTATCACCGGTAGCACCGAGCCGACCAACGACGCAGCGATCAATACCGTACGCGGTACGTTCATCGACACCGCCCAGTCGTGGACTGAAACCGACTACCCCGAGGTGAGCATTGCTCAATGGGTTGTCGAGGACGGCGGCGAGGCGGCGGAAACCCTGTCATTCTCCTACGTGACCGATGCCTATCAGGCCCAGCGCCTGGCCAACATCGAGCTGCGCCGGCGGCGTGCGGGCGGCACCATCAGCGTGCCGATGAACTTCCTCGGCTACAACTGCCGCCCCGGCCGCGCCGTTCGCGTGAATCTGCCGTCGCTGAACATCCTGGGCGAGTTCATCGTCACCAACTGGAGCATGGGGGCGGACCAAGGGTGCACCGCGCAGCTGCAGCAGTATGAAGCTGCCCAGTTCGACGATGCGGTGGGGCAGCCGTTCAACCCGATCGGCTTCATCAGCATGCCGGCCGGGGGGCTGGGCAGCCCTACCAATGTGGCCTGGACACCTGCCGAAACGGCAGAGGTGAGCCAGGGTGTGTTGAGCTGGGTGCAGCCTGCCGGGATCGTCACCGGCTACGCCGTAACCGTCCGGCAGGGCGGAACCGCAGTGCAGGCCCAGCAGGTGCCCGAGACCACACTGCAGCTGCCTATTGCGGGCTTGCCGTCCGGCAATTACACCATGAGCGTGGCCGCCCTGGGCCCGCTGACCCGCTCCGGCGAGGCCAGCATTACGGTCAGCATCGACGGCCCGCCCATCCCTGAGTCGTGCGTGGTGCAGGCCACCATCGACACCATCACGCTGATCCCGGGCAATACGCTGCATGGCCTGAACGGTGGTACCTACGAGTACTTCTTTTCCACCAATCCCCAGGCCACGCAGGGCGAGTACCTTGGCCAGGGCCTGACCCTGACCCATACCGGCCTGGCTTTCGCCACCAACTACGCCTACTTCGTGCGCTCCAAGAACGCCTACGGCGTCAGCGCCTTCCTGAAGGTGGTGGCCTCGACGTCGACTGACGTGACGAACATGCTCGATGCGTTGAAGGACAAGATCGAGAACGGCCAGCTTGCTCCAGCAATGCGGGAAAAGATCGCGCTGATCGA